TTATAGAGACCGCGTATTTTGTCCCTTTACCGAGTGTGCCGATAAAGAATGTAATCGGCGCCTCACTGATGAAATCAAAGAACACGCCGCAATCATCGGCATGGACATAGATCAATATCGGGAAAAGCCGTTCTGTTTCAAGAGGGGGAAAGATGAGTAAAATATATTTAAGAAGAATCGGATCCCACGAATCTTGGGAGTATTATAAAAATCACATTCACCAATGCGACAAATGTTTTTTCCATGGTATAAAAAATAAGGTATGTTCAAATGACATTGAAATGTGTCGTTGTGATTATTATCAAGAGGTAATACTGAGGACCGAAATGTCCATAGTGTTAAATAAAATATGGAAAGAATGTATAAAAAGGTTGACGCTTGGAGAGTCTCCATTTAAAGTCTTAAAAGAAATTATATCAGAGTGGGGGATTAAACTCGATGACTGAATATAAAATATTCCAAGTCCCTGGCTACATTTCCAAGATTACTACAATGGCCGCTGGGTCCATCCGTTTAATGATCGACACTCAAGAGACCATAAAGCCGACAGACTCGGCGCAACTTATGAGTTACATAAATCAGCCGGGTTGGTTTACGTTTAACGTCCACCAGATAGAGGCCGAGGATATCGTGGATTTACCGCCGGTCACAAAGACGGAAAAGAAATCAAAGTCGTATACACTAAGAACCGTTCTTTATCGTATATGGGAACAAAACAATGCCGGTTTTAGTGAGTTTAAAGATTATTACGATATGCTGATGGACAAGATAATCGAGCATTACAAAGAAAAAATATAAAGACTAACGGAGAAGAAAATGGAGAACGATTATTTTAATTACTTACAAGAGAAAATGAATGATAGTGGGAAGTATGGATTTGACCCGGTTTTTATTCCTGAATGTGCATTTGATTTTCAGGTTGCTCTAATTGAATGGGCATTACAAAGGGGCCGGTCGGGAATATTTGCCGATTGTGGATTGGGAAAAAGTTTGATAGAGTTAACCTTTGCTCAAAACGTTGTAGAAAAAACCAATGGAAACGTTTTGTTACTGACTCCGCTTGCCGTTGGTATTCAGATGGAAAAAGAGGCTGTAAAGTTTGGTATATCCGCTAAGCGGTCACGGGATGGAAAAATCCACGACAATATAACAATAACGAATTACGAACAGCTAAACCATTTTAACGCTAATGATTTTCAGTCGGTAATTTGTGATGAGTCAAGTATATTGAAAAACTTTAATGGCAAAATAAAACACGACATCAACATTTTTATGCGTAAAGTGAAATATAGGTTACTCGCAACGGCCACGGCGGCGCCGAATGATTTTATTGAACTTGGTACGTCGAGCGAGGCCCTGGGATATTTGGGTTATATGGATATGCTTTCTAAGTTTTTTGTAAACGATCAAAATAACTGTGCTACTAATCGGCGTGGAAGGTTCACCGAGGAAACAAAGTGGAGACTAAAGGGACACGCGCATGATTCTTTCTGGAAGTGGGTAACATCGTGGTCAAGGTCAATTCGGTATCCTTCCGACATGGGGTTTTCCGATGACGGTTACATCCTTCCGAACTTGATAGAAAACGATCACGAATTAGACGTTCACGGAAGACAAGAAGACGGAGTATTACCAGGATTTATGCAACCGGCTGTCGGACTAAAAGAACAGCGCGACGAAAGGCGGGGAACGATAAACGAGCGTTGCGAAAAGGCGGCGGAATTGGCTATTGCAAAAGATGACTTTTCTACAATATGGTGTAATCTTAATGATGAGGGAGACTTGCTGGAAAAAATAATTCCCGGTTCGGTCCAGGTGAGCGGGAAAGACTCTGACGATGCGAAAGAGGAAAAGCTTATTGCATTTTCATCGGGACAAATAAAGAAACTCATAACAAAGCCGAAGATCGGAGCATGGGGATTGAATTGGCAACACTGTAATCATATAGTATGTTTCCCAACTCACAGCTATGAGCAAAAATATCAGCTCGTTCGACGGTGTTGGAGGTTCGGCCAGAAAAGGGATGTTACTGTTGATTTAATTTTTTCGCGCGGTGATGAAAACATGATATTGAATTTAAAGAGAAAAGAAAAGCAAGCCGTAAAAATGTTTGAAAATTTGGTGAGAGAAATGAACACGTCTCTATCAATAAGCAATATAAAAAAACATAACAAAAAAGTGGAGGTGGCATCATGGGTGTGATTCAACAGACAATCAAAGAAGACTATGCGTTGTATAATGGTGATTGCATAGAGGTAATGAAAGATTTTCCCGAAGGCAAAATTGACCTTTCGATTTATTCACCGCCCTTTTGTGGGATGTATCACTACAGCTCAAGCGAGCGCGATCTTTCAAACGCTGACAGCTATGATGATTTTTTCAGTCATTATAAATTTGTGGTAGATGAAATACACCGCATAACAAAACCGGGTCGATGTACCGTAGTGCATTGCATGGACGTCCCAGGGGGGAACACCGGCAAAGATGCCTTGATAGATTTCCCGGGTGACATAATAAGATTACACCAATCCATTGGTTTTGATTATATCGCACGACATGCGATATGGAAAGAGCCGTTAACCGTCAGAAATAGAACCATGCAAAAAAATCTTGCACATAAAACCGTCGTTGATGATTCTATTTATGGGGGAGTTGCCGGTGCTGATTATATTCTGATATTCAGAAAGAAAGGGGAAAACAAAGTACCGGTAAGTCACCCCACAGGGTTTGATAGATATGATGGAGACCTGAAAATGCCTTTTGATATTCACAAATATATGAACTTTGACGGGGACCAAAAACTAAACAGATATAGTCACTGGATATGGCGAAATTATGCAAGCTCGTTTTGGTTTGATATCCGACTTGACAATGTATTGCAATATAAAGAGGGCCGGGATAATGAAGATGAAAAGCACGTTCACCCGTTACAGCTCGATGTAATAAACAGGGTCGTTATTATGCGGTCTAATCCCGGCGAAATTGTTTTTACTCCGTTTATGGGTGTTGGGTCCGAGGTCTACGGGGCCGTATTTAACAACAGAAAAGGAATAGGTGTAGAGCTAAAAGAATCGTATTATAAACAAGCAATTAAAAATTTAGCCCACGTCTATAATGATAGAAAAGTGACCCACGAGTCTACGCTTTTTGAGGTGGAATAATGCAGTCTAAAAAAATGTCACTTGTCGAGACACTGACTAATGTAGCCGTCGGTTATTCCGTGAGCCTACTATCACAGATAATAGTATTCCCTTTTTTCGATATCCGTGTGAGCCTGAAATCAAATATATATATTGGTCTATGGTTCACGGTGATATCAATAATCAGGGGCTATTTGCTTCGACGATTTTTTAATCATTTGAAGTTAAATATTACTTGACATTAACACTAAATATTATAGGGTGATAATATGAGCCAACAGCCTGAAACGAAAATAAAAAACGAAATAAAAAAATGGCTTAATTTATTTAACTGGTTTTGTTTTCCCATTCTACAGGGTATGGGAGCCTATAAGGGTATAAGCGATATAATAGCAATTAAAAATGGCACTGTTCTTTTTATTGAGGTAAAAACGCCAAAGGGAAAACAGTCTGAATATCAAATGAAATTTGAGGATATGATTAAAAATTATGGCGGTCATTATTTAATCGCAAGAAGTTATAGAGATGTGGAGGACTATATAAATGACCACTTCTGAAATGTGTATTTTTTGCGGTATCAACCGTGCTACGGAATACCACCATATGTTTCCGCAAACAAAAATAAACCGCAAAACATATGGTAAATTGATAGACGCCGATTTTAATAGAGTACCCGCTTGTAATAATTGTAACGGGTCACACCGAAATGTTGTTGTATGGCGGGAAAATGAATTTAGAGAACACGCAGAAAAAGAGGGGTATAATTTGCCGCCCGGAACAAAATCATATCAACAAAAGTGGAGGTTATAAAGCAATGAATAGCCGGGAGCGTTTTTATGAGCTGAAAAAAATAGCCGATGAATCAGCTTCTAACATCGTAATAAACTTAATGCACTACGTCAGGGAACTGGAAGAAAAGATTGAGGATGTAACCGGAAAGTCAATCGATGAGGTAATGAAATGAACTACCACGAGGCCGTTCTCGTTTCAGCCGTTGACAAGTATTACGAAGCTGTCAGCTACACAGCACTTGACTACACCTGTCAAATTCTTTTTATTATCTCTGTGCTCATGGTAATAGCTTCAATTTCATTTATCGCAGGGAGGATGTATGAACGCAGGGGTTAGACTGATAACATATGGAGATTTACACGACCTTATTTTTAAAATTCTCGATGAATACCAAGGTCCAATGCATCAGAGGTATGATATAGACGATGAAGATATATCAACGGTGCTTTTAATCGTGCTTGAAAATAGATCAGACGCCCCGACAATAAACTAAGGGTGAAAATTATGAATAAAGAAATGGCCTTGCACGATATAGATGAGCTTGAGGCTGCAATAAATTTTGAACAAGATTTAATTGAACAAGCAATATATAAAACTCAACGAAAGATTAGAGAATATAGATATAGAATAGATGAATTGAAAAAGATTGCAGAAAATTAAGCGAGCATTTTTGTTAATTAAAATGGTTTATGGATTACAGAACATGAAAATATTTAGAATAATATGCTGGATGCAAGAAATTTATCGGACTATCAGGACCGGTCAACCTGTTTCAGGACATGACTTTAGGGGTGACAATCCTTACGGCGATATTAAATGTGAGTTGTGCGGATATATAAGCAAAGGCAAAAAATAATAGTCCAGGCATCAACCGAAGCCGATTAAAGAAATAATATAGGAGGAAGCAGAGATATGAAACTGAAAATAATTGAAGCGATAAAGCGGTTGCGGTTAAGTGATGAACGCCACGACTAACACAGGAGGATTTATGGCGGAGACAATAGTAGTAAAAGTATGCAAGGCAAATTGGGAATGTTGTTGGGAGCATAAAAGCAGAATAATATGCTGTCACTATTGTCCCGACAACAATAGATGTCCAGAAAAGTGTCTGACGTATGAGCAAGGAATAAGTTACGATGACTGCGTGGAAAAAGATTAAGCGGCGTTTTTCACTTAACATAAACGGCATAAACGCCGTCGGAGGAAACATGAAAGATTATGAACAGATAGGAAATTGCAACGATACCTATTGCAAATATTACGATGAAAGCATGGAACTGAATTGTAGTTATAGTGAAGACAACACAAAATGTATTAGAAAAGAAAATGCCAATGGCGATTATGTCGTGTTAGGCGAAGTAATGGCTGAGTTAGAAAAACATATTGTAGAAACAGAGGTCGGTTCTTATTTTGTAGATTTCTATTTAGTACAACGAGTTCTCAGCCGTTATTTCGCCTAACACCCAGAGGCAGACGCTGTTATTCATGGCGTTTGCCGAGTGTTGGGCGATTTGCCCGAATAAAAAGGAGGATGAAATGGATAAATGTCCAAATTGTGGTGGGGTGGATGGTGTTGAATGGAAAGATTATGGAAATATATACACCTATCAATTAGATTTTGGAGGTTCTCTTGAAATGCGGGAAGTTGTTCATGTTGAAAATAAAACCAAAACACCCGTTTATTGCAGGTGTGTGAATTGCGGGAAAAGATTTAAAATAAATGATGTAATGAAATAAGGTCGGGCATTTCGCCTAACATTTCAAGCGTGATCCGATGTGACCGAGGGTTATGTTCTTGAATTAAGACAAGTTTATCGGTCATATTGGATACGCTTTGTTATATGAAGGACGCACAAGGGAGGGTTTTATGAAACATATATTTGAAGATGAGTATTCTGATAGAGAGAAGTATATAACTTGCTGTCATTGTGGTAAGCCAATGGCGGATAACCAGATTGTCAAGGATAGCTATCAACTATCAACGCAGTTTGGATGGTTGAAGCAACAGATAAAAATAGTTGCTGATATGTTGCAAGACAGAGAACAATTTACATATAGTTATAAATTATATGAGCTTATTGAAAAAGCAGATAAACAGTTAAAGTTTTAATTGTGCGTCTTTCATATAACTTTGCCAGAGTATAGGACGTTGGCGATAGCCAATGTGGGCGAAGCCCCGAAGCCTATACTCTGTGTTAAGCGCAGTATGGCCGGATTACAGGGGGATATATGACATTAACCTTGATTTTAAAAAAAGAATGGTTCGATAAAATAAAGAACGGCGAAAAGACCGTAGAGTATAGAGAGGCAAAAGAATATTGGAGTAAAAGATTGAATAAGAATTTTAATGATGTTATTTTGAAAAATGGGTATGCCAGAAACGCACCCTCTCTGATTGCAGACATAGAGGACATACGAATTATTAACGGAATAAATACGGATTTAAAAATTGATAAAGATGTTTATGCAATAGAATTAAAAAGAGTTAGGCCATATTGCGCTTAACAAATATTACCCGCATTGCGGATTAACTCAATTTCAATAAATTATAAAAAATATTCTTTTACGGAAAAAAGTAGTTGACAAAATAACACAGAGTAGTATATAATGACGCTAATTCATGAAGGTGGACGTTTTAAATGTCGTAAACCCCCGGCGCCTCTGTTATCTTGATTCTTCCGGATGACAGGTAATATGCGAAATTCCGGGGGTCACGGGCCTGAGAAGGGTTAGCTTGCAAGGGTCGCCTAATAGGAGCTTGCAAGACTCCGGTTCGAATCCGGACAGGTCCACATGAAAAATATAATTATAAACATCATAAGATTTTTAGTGATATCTTTTATATTGTGGTTTACGGCTACAACGCTAATGTATAGATTTAGTAATCCCCACAAGACGGAGACGGAAGTATTTTTAAATATTCCCAACATTATAATGCTTGAATTTTAACAATGTGTGAACTAAAAGATAAATACGGTCCTGCTGTATGTATAGGCTGTCCCCACTATAAAGACGGGAAGTGTCAGAAAGATGATGTTGAGTTTTTTAAAAGCATGTTTGGGTTTAAATAATGGACTATGAAGAACTGATTAACCGGATGCTTAACGCTTTAATTTTTATCTCTATGAGTGCATGTGTAATAATCGCTGTTTTTAAGATCGTGGAGGGATTAAGTTAATGGATGTAAAAATTGAAATTAAAATAAAAGTCGGTAAAGACAAACAGGTCGTGTTATCCGGTGACGATGCAAAAGAATTGTATTACAGGCTAAAGGAAATATATGGTAAATACGATTATACGGTAACATATCCTTATCCATACATATATCCCTATCAATACCCCCTTTTTACTCAACAGTGGACTACCTCATCGGGAACGTGTATTGTGTCATGCGAAGAATAATTGTTCACACTTTAACATAAATATAGGTTAAACTATTATTAAGTATTTAAGAATTATATAAAATTATAAACACAGTATTTAATTAAATTGACTCATAAAAAAGGATTTATGTCAAAGATACTAAAATTTGAAAGCCCCGAACAAATGCAATCGCTGATTGACGGTTATTTCAATAGCGTTACCAGCGAAGAAATAACATTGACCGGCCTATGCCTTGCACTGGACACCAACAAACAGACACTCGCTAATTATCAGGAAAAACCCGAATATAAGCACATACTTGAAATGGCAAAGTTACGGATTGAAAACGCCTATGAGAAGTCGCTAAGGAAAAGTGGGCGGTCGGGTGATATTTTTGCATTGAAGAACTTTGGATGGACCGATAAACAGGAAGTTGAACACAGCGGGGTTATACCCCTGTCAATAACCATCGTGGGAGACAATGACGCCGAATCCGTTGATTAAAATATATGTCCCGTCCAGGATACAACCGTTATTTACAACGAAGAAAAGATATGTTTCAATATATGGCGGGCGTGGATCTGGGAAATCGTGGTCCGTGGCCCTGTTCTTGCTGCTCAAGGCTATGGACGATAAAATACGGGTATTATGTACCAGGGAAATACAGAACTCTATTAAAGACTCGGTTCATAAGCTTTTAGGTGATACCATATCAAGATATAAGCTTGACGCCTATTTTGAAATCACCGACAAGACAATTAAGAGTACCAATGGATCGGAGTTCCTGTTTAAAGGCTTACGACATAATCCGAACGATATAAAATCAACCGAGGGGATAGATTACTGTTGGATTGAAGAGGCGCACAGCGTAAGCCGGAAATCATTTGAGATACTTACACCGACAATCAGGAAGCCGGGAAGCCAAATAATATTTACTTACAATCCGACAAATGAGGACGATCCGGTCCATGTAGATTACACCCTTGCAGATCGTGAAGATGTAGAAAAGATTCTTGTTAACTGTTCGAACAACATGAAATTTCCGGAAGTGCTCAAGGGGGAAATGGAATATGACAAGCGGGTTGACTTTGACAAGTACCTGCATATCTGGGAAGGTCATTGTGTCAAACACTCAGAAGCACAAATATTTTACGGCAAGTGGAGAGTTGAAGATTTTGAAACGCCGGAAGGAGTTATATTTTACCACGGGTCCGACTGGGGATTTAGTACTGATCCATCCGCCGCGATACGGTGTTATGTCGGGGAACGAACATTATATATTGACTATGACGCCTACGGGGTTGGAGTGGACATTGACAAAACGGGTGAACTATTTGACCGCATACCCAACATCAGGCGACATAAAATTATTGCAGATTCCGCCCGTCCCGAAACCATCAGTTATTTATCGCGTCAAGGTTTTAATATTGTCGGCGCTCGCAAAGGTAAGGGAAGCGTTGAGGATGGCATCGAGTTTATAAGGTCATTCGAGGATATTATAATACATCCGCGGTGTCAGCACACAATCGATGAGTTTAGGAACTACTGTTGGAAGGTGGATAAAAATACAGGGGAAATATCAACGGTTCCAATGGATGCCCATAACCACTTAATAGACGCTTTAAGATATGCACTTGAGGACATCATGAGACACAAAACAATAAAGCCGTCAAGGGCTAACGCCAACAAATTAGGATTTTAAAAATGATACAAGCAGAACTAAAAAACAGGGAACTCACTAAAGATGAAATTCTCGACGCCATAAAAGCCAACAAAGAACTCGACACAAAGTACACGACAAACGAGTTATATTTTAAGGGCGAAAATCCAACGCTATTGACACGGCCAGCGAAAGAGGACAGTGTACCCGACAACCGGGTGACTGTTCCTTTTGCACGCAAGATTGCGCTTACCACGAAGAATTATTTATTCAATGGTCCTATTGGTTATGAAGTAGAAAGCGATGAGTATAAGCAACAACTCGAAGACGTCTTATATATCAACGATAATGATTCCAAGGTTCAGGACATCGGGCTTGATTTGATAGTCCACGGAATCGGGTATAAACTTTTTTACATCGATGCGATAGGCGGAAAAACGTTTCCACGGTATGCGATAATTGACCAAAACCAGGGAGTCCCGATTTACTCGATAGACATAGAGCCTAAACTCTTGGCGTTTATCAGGTATTACACTGTGTCGGCGCTGGAAGACGCGAGCGACAAACAGGAGTTAGTAGAAGTTTATTACGATAATCAAACTGTGTTTTATAACAACACCACGGGCAAACTTGAAGAGGTTCGGCGGGCAACTAATCCATTCAAGGCAGTTCCCGCTGTTGTGTATGGCGACGGGTATCATATCGGCGTATTCGATCCGGTCAAGAGGCTGATTGACGCGCTGGATGTGTTGGTATCATCGAACATAAACGAGGTTCAAAGATTCGAGATGCTTTACATGGTCTTAAAAGGGGACCGTATGCCGGATGATCCTGACGAGCTTGATATGGTTCTCAAAAGGCGCATATTTGAGATATCGGAAAACGGATCACTCGAATTTCTGCAAAAGAATCTTGACGCGACTTTCATTATGGAGCTTTACGACCGGTTGACTAATCTGATTCACAACATGTCAAACGTTCCAGATTTCATGGACAAAACTTTTGCGGCTGAAAGCGGGATTGCCCTTCAATACAAGCTTATCGGCTTTGAACAGATGGCCGCCGATATTGAGGCTGAATTTATCAAGGGTGAAATGGCGTCACTTGACTTGGTGAATAAAATATTGTTCGGCGAATATGAGCGTAATACATTTTACCGTGCTAATCCAGACAAACAAATTACAATAACCGTTCCCCGTAATCTTCCCGAAGACTATTCCAAGAAGCTGGAAGACGCGGAGAAAATGAAAAATGTGGGGGTAACCCTTGAAACAATATTCAAGTATTTGCCGATGATTGATAACGCACAGGATGAGGTCAAAAAGTCGGAAAAAGAGAAACTTGATAACATGAAAAACTTTCAAGCATCGTTACCTCAGACAGATGATGAGGTTGAAGAGTGAGCTATTCTTCTGCTGAAACAAAGCTGTATAACGAAACGCTTAAAAAATTAGGTGGTAAAAATCGTATATTGCTTAAACAATATCAAGCCTCACAAGAGCGCATCGAAACACAGATTGCAAAGTACCGACAGGATATAGAATCGGGTAGAGTAATATCTGATTTCACTATCCCGCGGCAAGAGGCTTTGCTTGCACAGGTGAACGCTGAAATTGCCGAACTACATGAGATTATAAAAGCCGAAATAGACGGTGGATTTACTGATATCTACACAGGCACATATTACAACCATGCTTATAATATAGAGGCCGCGCTTAATACTGAATTATCAACCGGATCGGATTACGTTCTTAATTTTCCACAGATCAATAGTAACGCAGCCAGGGCCGCGCTCGAAATGCCGATAGGTGGACACACCTTTACTGAGCGGATCGCGCAAGATCAAATAGTAATGCAATTTAAACTCCGGGGATTAGTGTCCCAGACAATCATAGAAGGCCGGACGCGTAAACAATTAACAATGGATTTATTAGCCCTTGACGATGCTTTTGCGGCATCACTAAGTAAAGCTGAAACCACGGCAAGGACCGAGCTACTACGGGCCTATTCATACGGTCAAGATTTATCGAGGTTGGAAGCAGAGGCCGCCGGGGTAGAGTTTAAATATAAATGGTCGGCAGCACTGGACGGAAAAACAAGATCGGATCACGCGGCCATGGATAACACTTATGCCGATATAGTAGACGGGGAACCGGTTTTTACTTTACCGGATGGATCACAGGCTGCGGGGCCGAGGATGGAAGGGCTGTCCGCAAAAGAGTCTATAAACTGCCGTTGTAGAAGACTCGACTTACCGTTTGGGATAGAACCTACTGTCAGAGCCGGGAAACTTCCCGACGGCACATATATGCAAGTACCAGGACACACCACGGCTGATGAATGGAGGAAAAAATATTATGGAAATTAACCTCGATAGAGAACAGGTTAGTAAAATAAGC